GTCATTGTAACTTTATCTATAAATCTTTGAACCCAATATTGAGTAGGTAAACCTTTATCAGTTTTATTTGAAAAACCTTGATATTGTGATCTACTAATTTTTGTCATTGGTGTATCAACTGACGTAGATTTTATTCTGTAATCTGCTTCTTGGATGTCTGTCATACCAATTGGAAATTGTAATACTGCATCTGAAGTGCTGTGAGTAGCTGCTGTGCTACCATTAATTCCTCTAGTGCACCCTGTTAAATTTAAACTAGAAATTCCAGTGTATGAAATTTGTTCAGTTCCAATAGTAATTACTCCACTAGTTGCAAATCCTGTGACTGAAGCTACCCCTATAGTAACAGCAGTAGCATTTATACCTGCAGAAAGTGTTGTGTTAATTCCGTCTGAAGTACCATCAGCCGGGGATCTAAAAAAAGTATATACTGATTGTCCGTCTACTAATGTAACGTTTTGATTTTTTACTTCCCAAAATTGAAGTCCTCTATTACCCCATTCAGAAAATAAAATATTTAAAGATCGTTTTGCTGTTTTTAATTGATAACCAGAAGTACCTTGAATGCCAATACGTTCGTATGCATCTTCAATAATTTCATCAATGCTTAGGTTCTTATCAAAAACATAAGAGCCTGAAGTAGTGTTGGCCATTTAAGCTCCTTACCCGTCGTAGAATACTGTTAGACCTGTAATGTCGCCTTGGTCAGCAGTTAAAAACGCTCCATTAGGAAATAATACTCCATCATCTGGAATATATGGATCTAAATCTCCTGCACTTGCAGATAAAGTTAGTAATGCTGTTCCAGTTGCAGAACCGTCTCTAAAAGTTAAATTTCCTGCACCAGCTAAAACACCGTGCATTCCTCTTATTCTAGTTCTTCCACCAAAAATAATTGATACTAAATCACCAGCACCACCTAAAACACCCGCAGAAGTATTAGTTCCAACAGCTCCGCTAGCAGCAATTTGTGTAACAGTATTATAAAATTTTGTACTAAACACTGTAGTTGCATTTGGACCAACTAGGTCTTCGCTTTGTGTAACTCCTTTAGAATCAGTTCCAGTAATTGTAAAAGTAACTGCACGCATATCTGCTCCGCAAGTTAAACTTACTTTTTGAGAAGATCCTGTTCCGCCAAAAGTTGCGGCAGCACCAGTAAGAGTCATATTACCTGCTCCACCTAAAGTTTGAAGAGCAGCTATTGTTGCTGTAGCTGTAGCCGTAACATCAGTCGCAAATTGCGCTTTAACTTGTGATACGTTTGCCATAATTTTTTTCTCCTATTAATTTATACTAAGGCCCCGAAGGGCCCTAGTTAAATTTATTATACTACTCTTTCAGTTACTACTTTAACGTAGTCAACCATTAAGTTTGTAGTAGTTGTACCTTTAGTGTTAGTACCCATTGATATCGCTAAACCAATATCATCTGGAACAGTCGTAGCTGACTGATCAAATATAGGATTACCATTGTAGTAAACTCTATACACACCAGTAGTTCCAACACCTTCTTGTCCAGCTGGAATAAATCTAAATCCAACTCTGACAGTGTTGCTAGGTATTTGAGCTGCAGTTGCAGATTGAGTAGCAACAGTTGAATCAGAAAAAGTTAAATCTGATCCACCCGGTGAACTATCAATTGTGTATGAAGTACCTGCACCATTTTTTCTAACTACAAATTGAATTGTAGTTGTGTCTTCTAAGTGAGAAAAACCAATACAGTCATCTGGTAAAGATGCTGGATCAGCAAATCCTGTGTTAGCTAGACCAACAAAAGTGTTTGCTTCAGATACGTCGATACTTGCAAATGAAGTTTCAAACGCCATTTTTTTATTTTGTTGATAATTGAAAACATTATAGCCTTCTACTAAGTTAACGTCATTAGCACTCGGAGAACCATCGTCTCCTAATACTAAAAATCCATTAGCGTAGTTAGCAGCTTGTGTAGAAGCTGCAGCTGTTTCAGTTATGTTCCAATCACCTGCGTTGTATGTAACGAAATCGTTTTGATAAACAAACTCATTATCATTAGCAGTAATAATTGGTTGTTTCGCGTGTGTAAACAAAGAAGAACCCTGCATTTTGCCAGGTACGTTTGTTACTCCGTTTGAAAAGTGTGTTGTCATATAATCAGCGCCTCCTATGCGCCAGTTATCTTACTAAGAAAAGATAACCAATTTATGTTCTATTAATATCTTAGTGTGTAAATTATATACTAGATTTTAGTGGAGTGCAAGAGAGCCTACGGTATTTATGCGTTTCAGCAATGTAGCTTTTTACTAAGTAGCTACAGAAACTTGTGGAGCGGCATCTTCAATAGTGTTCTGCCTGTGAGCAATTGCTGCTTCTTCCAGCTTGATCTCAGTGATGACTTCTCTAACTTTGTCATCAATTCTGACCATTTCAAGAGTATATCTACCATTAGACAGATGCTCCTGTTCCCACTTCAACTCCAAGGACCTTTTTTGTTTGTAAAGGTCTTGTATCATTACTAACCTCCTCATAGGTTATTCGATAAGGAACGTGTCCAAACATTCCTGTTGATTCCCAAGTTATACTATTTTCTCCCAATTTGTCAAGGATTGCTTGTTCAAGAGAAATGGCGTCATCATTAGATTTTACTTCAAATCTAGCATGATGATCGTAAGCGTATATATTTACTAAGAATTTTTTCATTTTTTTATCATTTCAAAAGCTATGGAATACCGTTCTTCGGGTAAATGACATGGAGCAGAATGTACTATATTACTATTAAAAACTAATAATGAATTTTCCGGACATTTTGTTATTTCCACTTCACAACCCTCTTTTTTTAACATTGGACCCATACTACATTTATTTTCTAAAAAGTATATCATAGTTATATCTGATCCTTCATGACTATGCCATCCTATAGTGTTACCTAAACCAAAATTAGCCCAACATTTTACTATATCATATTTTTTATAATGGCGTTTAGTTTTTTTTAAAAAAACTTCCATTGTCTCATGTTCGTGAAAAAAAGGATTAGTTTGTAATCCTGGATAACTAGGACCTAAATCTTTCATTGATTGTTTTACTGCTTTTAAAATTTTAATTCTTTCTTTTTCTAATAATATATTTTTATACAGCTTCATTTTTTCTTTCTTAGTTATGATTGTGGCGGAACTATGTCCCGCCACAAAAAGATTTTAAGTATTATGCTCCTGGAGAACCAAAAATACCTCTAGGGTCAGATACACCAAATACGTATCTTTCTCTAGCTTTGTATCTTACGTTACCAGTATCGAAGTCACCTTCCATTTTAGTAGTCAATGGAGTTCTTTCGAAATGTTTCATACCATTTGGCACGTCTGTAATAATCATGAACGCATCAGTATCTGTTAAGAAATTATTAACAGAGTATCCTTGAGGAATCATCCCCATAGATTTGATAGCGTTAACATCATTATCAGCAGTTCCAACTCTACCAGCAGAAGCCATTAGTCTTTCAGCTGTGAATTGTAGTGCAGATGGAATGATCATCTTCATACCCTTAGCCGCAATTTTTAAACCTCTTTCATCTGTAAGAGCTGCAATGTCTATTAAAGACTGCTCTAAAGATGTTTCGTTTAAATCAGCAGCAGTTGCTAGTGTGTTTGAAAACGTTCCAGCAATTGTTGGGTGAGCTGTGTTAAATAAAGTTACACCGTCACCTGAATTGAAAGTACCACCTGGCATTCCATTATTAAGTGGGTTAACCGCTTTAACTTGCTTAGTTTGAGCCATAGATCTTGCTAAAGCTTTAGTATATCTAGAAGCTAGTCTGTCATACAAATTATCTTCAATTGCTTCCTCAGTGATAGCAAAAGCGAGAGCAATTGTCTCGTTAGTGTATCTTGCTGTGAAAGTTTCTTGAGCTTGATCGTATCTCACACCAGAACCTTCCGGTTTTACTGTTGCTTGAGCGAAACCTGACAACATTACTTCCTCTTCGAAAGCTCTGTCAGATGACTCAGTAGTATAAATTTCAGAAGACTGATTTTCATACTGTTTATATTCCAGGCCGAATAAAGCGTTCAAACCCGGCTCTAGTTCTTTAACTAGTTGATTACGTGATATAGCCATAGTTATTCCTCCTTATATCCCTGCTACGTTGTTTCCTAAGATATGTTCATTGATCATAACTCTAAGAGCAAAGCCCTCTTCTGTTATGTCCGAATGATCAGGATCTCTAGAAACACCGATTATTTTTAATTGTGCCTTTGTGTTCGCTGTTGTAGCCGAAACTTTTGATTTCGAAATAAACAACGGAGTCACTCCGACATCGCCTACCTGGTCCGCGCATCCACCTGTCTCATTGTTATTATAAGCAGTATCAGCAGACATCATATCATACATCTGTTGCGGGTTGTCAGTTACTAAAGCAACTATATCTGTAGCAGTGTTACTTGCTGGTGAAAAGTTACTAAAAGTAGGCTTATTTGTAGTTGCGTCAGTGTAAAACACACCATTCAAAACACCCAGATTATTTTCATCTGTGTCTCCTGAAGCAAGTACCACTCCGTTTCCTGTTAATTGCACCATTGCTGCGTGCGAAATTAAAGCAGAAGAAGCAGCAACATTGTACTCTGCTAGAGCAGCATTGTTGTACGCTTGACCAACCATTCTTATGGGTCTTAATCCAAACCCAACTGTTGACGCATTAGCCATATTGTTTTCTCCTTGTGTGACCTGTCCTTACGGACCTCCAGTCACGGTTAATGTATTCGCTGGGTCGATTGGTTAAAAATTCTTAACTTTTCTTGCCACCGAAGGTTGTACGAGTTTGTCTATCAATATCGATAGGCATACCCTTATGCTGTTCCTTCATAAGATCGTTGTCGATTGCGGTCTGTTGATCTTGAGCTTGTTTCTCAAAATACTCTTGTCTTGACCTTGCGATCTCTTCTGGTACCCTAGTCAGCACTAGGCCTCCGTGCCCGATAACCCCTGCGTATTTGCCGTCTGCGATTGCTGGAAAGTCCTCATTAGGATATTCGTCTGATCTTACTAATTCATATCCGGATCTTAAGCGTCCTTGTATGTTTTTCGTATCAACGAATCCCAAGACTTCTATCCTGACCCATCTGTGTCTGAATCCGTCTGGCGCGTTGGGCGTATCTAAGTACGATGGTGGAGCCCAAACTTTTGGTTGCACTTTTGGTGCTACCGCTTTTGCTTGTGATTGTACTTTTGTAGAATCACTTTTAGTTTGACTCGCACGAGTTGGTTGTTCTTTTTTCATATGCTTATACCTCCTTCGTGTTCATAAGTTGTTTCGCATATTCTTCTAGCGGCACACCTAATTTTTTAGCAATTGCTACTTGAGATGATGTGAGTCTCACTGATTTACGAC